GATAACGAGCAAGTATGGAATGACTATATCAAAACAGGAAAAGTAACGGGATTTTCAATAGATGGATTTTTCGACTTAGAGCAAATTAATTTAAACAAACAAGAAATGAATGTAAACGAAATCGTAGATGCGATTAAACAAGGGTTTGCTTCTTTGTCTTTGAAAAAAGAAACAGAGGTAAATCTTGGAAGTATTGCCAATCAAGATGGTAGTATCACTTTCAACTTTGAGGGCGATACAATCGCAGAGGGTACTATTATGTCAATGACAGGAGCGGATGGAGAATTACCTGTACCTGATGGAGAATATACTCTTGCAGATGGTATGCTTATCACAGTAGCTGGTTCAGCAGTAACAAGTATTGGTTCGCCTGATGCAGAGGTTAAAGACGAAAATGCACCTGCACCAATGGCAGCAGCACCAACAACTTCACCGGTAGTTAAAAGCGAGAAATCAACTCAGGAGGTTTTTTATCAACTTTCTAAAGAAGATTTAAACGCAATGACCTTAGAGTTCGCAAGTCAATTAGAAACTAAAATTTCAGAATTGAGAAACGAATTTAAAACAGAATTGGAAGCACAAGCACCAATCAGTTTGACAAAAAACAAACCAGCTAAAGAAATGGCTTGGGAAGAAATGACAGAATTACAAAAACGCAGAGCAACAAAATAATTTAAAAAAAAATAAACAATGGCAATTACTTATAACAGTATTGATATTAAAGGAGTAGCAGCAGAACCGATTATCGAAGAAATCTTATTCGAAAATGCTACCATAGGAAAAGGACTTGTAACATTTGAAGAAGATGTTAAAGCCGAAACAATTTTTACAGAAGCTACAGCATCTGCAACCCTACAAGCCTACACAAGTGGAGTACCTACTACAGCAGGTTCTCTTACTGCTTTTGATGTAGCAGTAACACCGGTTAAAGGTCAGTTTTACCAAACATTTGACCCTGCTAACTTACGTTTTTCAAGATTCAAAAAAGACATCAAGCCAGGTGCTTGGGAAATTATGTCTACTGAATTTGAAAGACTTTTGATTGGTGGTCTTTACGCTAAACAAATCTCTTTAGCTTTAGAAAATGAATTTTGGAATGGCGCAACTTCAGCTACTAAAACAGCAGTTGCTGCACTTACAGCAGGAACTTTAAACACAGAGGTTGGAGCAGCCGAAAAAACACAAGTAGCCGCTTTAGCAGCTTCTCAAATTGATGGTATATTAACTAAAATGGTTTACAACGCTTCTAACGCTTCTGCTACAGCAGGAGTAGGAACTCGTATCAAAGTAGCAGGAACTACTATTTCAGCTTCTACTATCAAAGCAGAGTATGACAAAATCTTCGCTGCTATTCCAGCCGCTGCTTTGTCAGGTTCAGAACAACCTACTTTATTCGCTCCAAGATCACACAGACAATTTATAATCGCAGCTAACAATGTTACTACTGATTATACTAAACCTTTCGATGTTGATGCAAGTGCGCAAAACATTTACTTCAATGGATTGAAAGTAGAGTTCGTACCACTACCTGAAAAAGTAGTTATCGCAGCTTTGAAATCTAATTTGATTTGGTGTACTGATTTACTTTCTGATGTAAACACAATGAAAGTTGATTATATCGCTAACAACAGCGAACAAATGTTTATCAAAAACAATGTAACAATCGCTGCTCACGTAGTTAATCAAAAATTCAACGTATTGTACGCAGGATAAGAACAAGTAACAAGGGGGGATTAGTTTCTCCCCTTATTTTAAACTAAAATAAATGGCTTGTGATATAACAAAAGGCAGGGCGTTACCCTGTAAAGATTCAAGAATAGGAATTAAAAGCGTAGACTTCGCAGTCTATAACGATGCAGTATTTACGGTTACAGCTGGAGAGGTTACAGCTATACCTGCTGCAATTACAGCGGTGTTTAGATACCAAGTAAAAGGAACGGGAAATAAGTTTGAAGATGTAGGAACTATCAACGCTGAAAACAGAACGGTAGAGTTTAAAAAATCATTGTCTTTAGTACTTCCAAAATTAGGAGTAACAAGCGATGTAGAACTTTCTGCTTTATTGTATGGTAGAGTTTACGCATTTGTAAGAGACTACAACGGTAATGTAATTGTTTGCGGTATTGATTCAGGAATGGATGCAACAGTACTAAACAAATCTACAGATACACAAGGGTATTCTATTACATTAGAAGCGTTAGATAAAGTGGTTTCTCCATCTTTAAGCTCAACAGCTAAAACAGCCTTAGAAGTATTGGTTAGTGTAACAAATGTAGCACCGTAATTATGGGAAGTATAAAAGGAATTAAAACGGTAAAAATTAGTCTTGCAGTTGTTGATGATATTGCAGCATTAAACAGTAAAGCAAACTCACAGTTATTAGAGGCTTCGAGTTTTGTTCAAAAAGCAATAGCAGCGTTTTCTAGCGCAAATGATACATTAGCTACTACAGAGGAACTAACAAGAAAAGGTTTAGCTATGGCGAATGAATTAGGAGCGACTTCAACAGCTAAAGAGATTCAAGGATGGGCGAAGTTTGTAAGTACTTCTATGAGTAAGTCAACAAAGAACATCAATAGCTTAAAGTCTATTAATTAAACAACAATAACTTTATTAAACAAGCCACTATTTAAGTATAGTGGCTTTTTTATTTGATACAAAAGGCAATAGTTACGTTATTATATTATGAGTATAGAAGTTATCCAATTATCAAATTATATTAGACCACAAGTAAAAGAGGTGCAGTCTAAAGAGTGGGTATTAAATGGGGATAAAAATTCATTTTATCAATACATTATAGACCGTTACAACGGTAGTCCTACTAACAGAGCGATTATAGATTCTTACAGTCAGTTTATTTATGGCAAGGGTTTAATGAGTTCCCAGCAATCAATGAAACCTTTATTGTTTGCCACAATCAAAACCATTTTAGGGAAGAATGATTTACGGGCAATTTGTCAAGACTACGCTTTGTTTGGCGAAGCTGCCATAGAATTAATCTACAAAAAAGGCGAGTTAAAACAAGCAAAACACATCCCTAAGAATAAAGTAGTTCCTCAAAAAATGGATGAGAACGGGGATATTACAGGCTATTGGTTTAGTCAGGATTTTAACAACACCCGAAAATACGAGCCTTTATTTATAGAATCGTTTGACTTTAAGAAAAAAAGTGAGGGTAGTTTTATTTATGTTATATCCGATTATCAAGTAGGGAAAACTTATTTTACAGACCCAACTTATCTAGCAGGTTTACCTTATGCAGAGTTAGAAGAAGAAATAGCCAACTACTGTATTAACCATATTAAGAATGGTTTGTCTTTCGGTCACATCGTAAATATGAACAACGGTACACCAGAGAGCGAAGATGTTAAAAGAGAAATCCAAAAAGATATTAAAGATAAATTAACAGGTTCACAAGGAGCAGGAAAATTTGTTCTAAACTTTAACGATAACAAAGAAAACGCTATCACAGTCGAAGCGTTAGAAGTTTCCGAAGCGCACAAACAATACGAATTTTTAAGTGCCGAATCAGGGCAGAAGATTATGATCTCGCACCGGGTAACTTCTCCAATACTTTTTGGTATTAAAGACAATACCGGAATGGGAAACAATGCCAACGAAATGGAAAGCGCATTTAACGAATTGATGATTAACGTAATTGCACCAAAGAAAGAAGTAATCTTAGATGCCTTAATGGAAATCTTTACCGATGCAGGTCTTGTTATCGATTTAGATTTTATACCACTTAGAAAGGTCGCACAAGAAGCAACACAATTAAGCGCACACGTTCAATGCAATCACGACCATACAGATGATATGTTTGCCGATGCTTTGTTAGAGTTAGGCGAACAAATAGACCTTAACGAATGGGAAGCAATAGACGAAAGCGAGTACAACGCAGATTCTAAAGTAACAGAAACAGCTTTAAATATGTCATCGTTACAATTAGCTTACGCTCCGAGTGCTTTTGCAGAACGTACAAGCGAACAAGACACTAAACTATTCAAAATTAGATACGAATACAAGGGAAGTATGACACCCGAAAGAGCCTTTTGTCGTAAAATGATGGGCGCAAATCTACTTTTTAGAAAGGAAGATATAGAAAACGCAAGTCGAAAAGCGGTTAATAAAGGTTTTGGAGCAAGAGGAGCGGACACTTATAACCTATTTTTATACAAAGGAGGGGTTAATTGTAAACACTTTTGGCAGCGTTCTATCTTTTTGAAGAAAAATAACGACAGATTAACAAGCGCACAAGCACGAAAAATGCTAAATGACCTTGACCCAAGCCTCAGAAAAGAAGCAAACTTCGAGCAAAACCCTCCAGAGGTTGCAAAATGGACTTATGATTTACCTAATCACGGAGCGTTAAGCTAATATATTATGGAAGCACTACTATTAAACGACATAGATATAACCGAAAATACTCCTTTAGGGGGGAATATTGATGTAGATAAATTTAGATTTTGTATCGCAGATGCTCAGGTATCTAAACTTGAAGAAATCTTAGGAGAAACATTATACGAAAAGATTAAAACAGACTACACAGCAAACACTTTAAGCGGTCTTTATGCTATTTTATACGACAAGTATATCAAACCTTTTTTAATACACCAGAGCGCAGTAGAATACCTTTTAGTAGGTGCGTATATGGTTTCTAATGGGGGGATATTTAAGAACACACCACAAAACGGAACACCCGTAGAGAAAAACGAAGTTGATTTCTTAGTACAAAACCAACGTAGCAAAGCAGAAATGTATCAGGCACGACTTGAAAAGTGGTTAGTTAGAAATAATTTGCCAGAGTATTTAGTCTATCTAAGCACTACCATCGTACCGGCATCACGACAAAGTTATGGCGGTTGGTATTTCGGACAATCAGGAAACGATAACACACCTAATAAATCATATAACGACTATGAAAGAGACTTCCCAAACGGATAAAGTAGATCACGTAAAAGTAGCAAAATTGATTAAAAAAATAGAATTGTACTTATCAAAACAAAAAGAAAATAAATGCCACAACAAGTAATAAATATAGGTACAGTAGCAGGAGATGGAACGGGCGATACTTTAAGAGAATCACAAAGAAAAGCAAACGAAAACTTTAGCGAAATTTACACTCGTTA